CAGCTTGGTAAGTCCCCACAACACTTGAACCACCGTTTCCAGTATCGCTACCATTTGCATTTACAAGAGTTGGATTTAATCCTCCTGTTTCTGTTATGCTTTGGATAGTGCTAACCGTTCTGGCCTGTATCGTGTAAGTATTACCGTCTGTAACAGATATAACCTGATACTCCTGATTTAAGATATCGGCTGTGATAGCGCCTCCGAGAGAAGCCGCTCCAGAAAAGGTAACGAAATCGTTTACCACACAGCCATGAGCTACATCTGTTACGGTCAGAGTTGAAGATCCATTTACTGCAACGAAAGTTACATCTCCAGCGCCCGTAACTAGGCGGATTGGGGTTACATCGTTGTACTCATCGCCCGCTTTTATATAGTATTTTTGATCTGTCCCTACACCAAGAAACTTTGTTCCATCTAAAGCAACCCATCCATGTAGGCCACGAGCTAAACCTGCAAAAGCATTGCCTGAATTTTTTTCCCAGCCATTAAGCTTTTCAGGATAGCCAAAACGAAATCGAATTTTATCACAATCAACCCAACCGTTTTCTTCAGAATATGGTGTAATTTCTTTATTTATGCCCGGTTTAAAACGTAGATCAGTATAAGCCATATCAACCTTTACTCTCTGTAAACATCTACATAAACTCTTAAATCGCTTGAAGTAGCGCCAGTTTGGGTAGCAGTTAGAGTGCCAGTCGCAGTAGCAGTCATTCGTATTTTCTGTGGGGCTGAATAAGATGCTTGTGAAGTGCTGTCTACTAATATCTCCCCAAATGCGCTGCCTGCTGCGTAATCTACATTAATGATTAACAAGTCGCCTGTAACCACACTTAAGGAGCTGCCAAACCCTGTCCCCGGTGCTGCTGTATTTTTTATAGACCCTATATAATCGTACTGACTTGCGGGGATATCTCCAGAACCTAGTATACTTGTACTGTTTACGGTTTTAAGTCCTGTTACATTTTCTAAAACACGAGAGCCGCTAATAACACTTGTCGATCCTACTTTAAAAGCCATTAGATTGTACCTTCCGTGATTATATCTCCTGTGACGGTGAAATTGCCTGATGTATCCAATTTAGCTTTACTAGTACCACCATACTTTATAATTAGATTATTTGAAACAACCTCAAAGCTCCAATCCGAAGACCCCCCTGTAAGTTTTACAGCAGTACTTGATGAAAAGTTAGCTGCAGTAATCGTACCTGCGCTAAAATTACCACTAGAGTCCCTTGCAACTATGGCACTGTTGGTATTTGCATCAGTAGCGGTGGTGGCAGAGTTAGCTACCTTTGAGCTTGTAGATATCGTAGCTAATTTTGTGTCGACTATAGCCGCAGAAGCGTTTATATCGGCATTTATTATAGAACCAGCGGTTATAGCCGCAGATAGAGCGACATTTCCTGTTCCGTCAAAAGAAACCGCACTAGCTGTAACGTCCCCAGCTATAGAAAAGTCTCGTGCAGTGGCTAGTTTTGTAGCGCTCTCAGACTGTAAGGTGGCTGTTAAATCCTTTACCTGAGCGCCTGAACCAGCGCCATCAGCAAGAACAATCGCACCATCAGAAGCTAAGATGTTTACATTGCCTCCAGATCCTTGCGTGATGGTAACAGTTTGGTTTGTACTGTTTAAAATCATGTACACTCGCGCATGGTCGTTTTGCTGAAGCGTTACTGTGCAAGTGCCACCCGGAGTTCCTGTAAACTCTACTGCTTTGAAATGCCCGTCTTCTGCTGAGGAGGGCGTAGCAGTTTGTGTTAAAGTGTATGACGTACCAGTTAAAGCTATCTGCTTAAAACCGTTAGCCGCACGTTCAAGTATTTGAAGATTTGTGTTAGTGCTAGTACCCCATGTACCAGCCTCGTCACCAGTAGCAATAAGTTTGACACCATTTATATCTGTGTATGTAGCCATATGAAACCCGCCAAAAGTTCATTCGTGTGTAGTATACGTTTAAAAGGCATTTTAAGCAACCTCTGTCCAGATTGGAGTTTGCGAAGGAACAACAGGTGTCCAAAGAGGGTTTTGGTTAGGTATGACAGCACTATATACGGTAGGTTTGCCTAAATGTAACTGTAATATAACCCCAGTAGGTGCTATTCCAAGTTTTAATGTTGCATCTTGACCATCTGCAGAAAATTGACCTACATCTAATATTTCTGTTATTGCTTCAGTAACGTCTTGCCCAGTGAGCGCAAAGCTTCCATGCTCCGCTGAAAGGGACAGGTCCACATTTATGCTTTGACCAGTAAGAGTAAAAGTACCCACATCTGCCTGTACTCTTCGTACAAGTTCAAATAAAAGAGTCTGCCCCGTAAGACTAAATCCCCCATGATCCGCTGTAAGATTTAAAGCTGCCTTTAAATCCAAATCTTGCCCTGTAAGTGCAAAGGAACCGTTCTCTAAGTTTGCGGTTTTCTTAAAAGCAATGTCTTGACCTGTTAAGGTAAACGACCCGTTGTCTAAAATTTCTGTGAAACCAAAATTAAGGTCTTGACCAGCAACGCTGAAACTTCCATGATCGGCTGTTAAGTTTAACGCTTTTTTAAGAGTTATGTCTTGTCCAGTTAGAGATACCGCAAAAGCCCCGATAACCTCCGATAAAGGAAAGAATGTATCTTGTCCTGTAAGACTAAAGCTACCATGATCCAGAATGGCACTTACATTTACGCCAAAATCAAGTGTTTGACCCGTAAGAGTGAAAGACATCGCATTTTCAACTGCAACTCCTTTACCCGCAAAAAGACCTACATCCTGACCAGTAAGAGTAAAGCTTCCATTATCCGCAGGGAGAGATAAACCAATATTTATCGCTTGCCCAGTAGTTGTGAAACTACCGTGATCCAAAGATACAACAATTATTTCACCGAATGACGACGCGAGGGGTGCGCCCGTTATTGGACCTGAACCTAACATGCTATGTGTATAACATCCTTTTTAGTTTACGTCACCATCATATCTGCTAGTCCACATAGTTAAACTATATTTTCTACCCCCACGCAGTTCATCGACATAATGCCCATGTGTTACCATGCTAGGAAACAGGATACATTTGCCAATAGCAACATCTTTATTCGAAAATTCCTGACGAGGGAATATCAATTCTGCCCCTGCATAGTTATTGTTAAGTTTTACACTACCTGTAAATAAAGAAGCATCTGTATGTAACCCCAATTCTGTTTGGGTTTCTATGGAATATTGCATAGTAAAAGCGTCTCGTAAGCCTATGTAAGCTTCTGGATGCCAATGCTTTTCGCATATATTGCCCAACTTTTCATGCCATAGTCGATCATATTCGTGCCATAATCCAAGTTGTTTTAACCGTATTTCTTGTGCGGGGAACTTATCGCCATCCATATTTGACCAGTTTCCATACGAAGAAGATTTTTCTATAAGGTACTCACATTGTTTCTCCGAAAGAAAATCAGTGCAAAGGATGTCTGGCGCTACTTCTTCATACTCTAAAGTAAGATAATAAGGGCTTACAATTTCTGCTTCAGGAATTAAGTCAAACTTTTCAGCCATCGTTATAAAAAAAGATTTTGCGTCATTTCCACCGTTACCGTGATAAATACAACCACAACAACTCGTCTTATCGTTCCACAACTGACCTTCCACAACGCGAATATCAGGTTCATGATTTTGAAAAATATAAGCTTCTGTATCTAACTTCACTACCCATGGCGTTTTGTTGTTTAAATACCTGTTTTGACAATAAAGTTGATCGTCGTTATTTGATGAACCATCTTGCGATTGAGATATAAAGTCATGCAGAGCTTTTGCTTTTCCAATGTAAAGACCACTATTTAGGTAACGATATGGAGTTTCAGTATCGGGCCATAGGGAAGCATTTTCAGGTAAAGGCCAACACTCACTCTCTGCGCCAAAAACAATGTCGGCTTTCATCTGAGCAAAACGTTCTAGTATTGCTTGTGGGCTATCCGCTAAAAAAGTATCATAGCCGTCCATAAACAGTACAGTATCCTCTTCATTGATCGTAGCTAAGTACTCATTAATAAGCTGTATTTTAGGCATTCCTCCTAAGTTTGTCATAGGATCTCGCCACGGATGGTTTTCACCAAGATTGGTTATCTTAACGTTTTGTTTCTCAGCAGACTGTTCCAAAGCCCACATTTTTTCTGGTTCTGTTGCTACTGTTACAATATGAAAATTAGTCACTTTCTCTTCCCCCTCTATAGTAGATGGCCTAGCATCCCTTGGTATTTGTGTAACTATTTCTGGCATATAGAAAAAATTTTTTCTATCTTTAAGCTTTAAAGGAACCCACTCATCTACTGGTATTATAGCATCTGAAAATCCGTCTATCAATGTTTTAGCAGTTCGGGGAGTTATAGCATATGCGTGGCAGTTGTACCAATAACCCAAACTATTTAGTCTGTATCCTAACCAAACGCTGTCATTTTCCTCTAACAACTCATCTACTTCTGAAACATTTATCGAAGAAAATAATGCATCCTCTTCAAGAATAATGCCGTTCATGTTGGAACGTTTGATTTTCTCCCAGACCTTTAAATGGCTAACCGCGCAACCAAACTCTCCAATAAGCATCTTTCTTTTATGTATCGGATCTAGCCAGTTTTCAGCTCGTTTGCACCCAGACAACCTTGAAGCTTCTTCAAAAGATAGCTGTCTTGCGTCAAAAGCATCTCCATACAAAGAGATCTGATATATTGAGATCATTTTGGGAAAAAGAATAAAGCTTGGTTTAATCTATGCCTGCTATAGTCTTTTTGCTCTTCAGTGTAAAAATATGTTTCATCATTAACAGCCGCGCCGTGCGGTATGCTTTTTGCATCAAACAAAAAACCTCTATTAAATTTTGGCTCTAAATAATCAACTATTTCAAAGTCAGATCTGGGCTTCCAAGGGTCCCGATCTTCTTGAGTTACCCTTCCACCGTACTTATAAATGCTGCCATACTTATCTGCGTAAATATTTGTGCCGTTT